TTTTGTACGTCAAAGCGTACAACAATTTAAGCGAAACTTATCCGCTGCCTTCCTACTTTCAAGGACTGAACTACATTGAATCAGACATCGAAGTCAGCCGTCACATTTTGGGAAATGCCAAGCAAGGCTTTGTCGGTTCAACGTTAATCAATCTTAACAACGGAACACCACACGAAGAAAAGCAAGGCGAAGTTGAAAGGTCATTGCTGAAAAAGTTCACCGGTTCTGATGGAAAGCGTGTGGTGATTATGTTCAACCCTTCGCGTGACAATAGCGCGGAGATTGTCAACTTGGGAACAACCATGTTGACGAAAGAAGACTTCACAAACATCAATAACCTGATTCAACAAGAGATTTTTGCATGTCATCAGATTGTTTCACCGGCATTAATGGGAATCAAGACCGAAGGTCAGCTGGGAAGCAGAACGGAAATCCGCGATGCTTACGAGATTTTCAATAATACCTACGTTCAGGAAAGACAAGAAGAGTTCAACACGATGTTCACTCAGCTTCGCAATCTTCACGGGGAGCCGGGTATTTATACCATTCAACCGGTTGAGCCGTTAAAGTTTGAGTTCACCGAATCAATCATGGCTCAAAACTTGACACAAGACGAAATTCGTGGCTTGATGGGACGTGAACCATTACAAAAAACAGACGTAACCGCTGACGGAAGTCAGGCATTGCCAGAACAACCGATTCAAGCGAATGAAAACATCCGGAACTTATCAGGACGCCAATACCAGAACGTGATGCGAATCGTTCGCAATTTTGGGAACGGAAAGCTGACGAAGGCGCAAGCGTCAATGATGCTGAAGAACGGATTCGGATTCACTGACGCAGACGTCGATACTTTTTTGGGAATGGACGAAGACCCAATGACTGAAGACGAAATTCAAAAGTTCAGCATGGACGAAGACGAAAGGCTGGTTCATGAATTCAGTTTATGCGGTTCGGACAAGTTCCAAGCGGTCGATAAGCGCGAGTGTTTTTCTGAAGAATTAAATCAACTTCAGGCAAACGTGCTTGACCTTATCACAAAAGATAAAAACATAACACCCCCAGTTATTGCTCGGACGCTTAAGGTGACGCAAGACCTTGTTGAAGATATTATTTCCGATTTCATTGACAATGATATTTTGAAATCAATCGCCAGCAAAGTAAATTCCACGCCTACATACGAAGTGCTTAAACCAGTCAGCGAATTGCCCGGTAAAAATAGCAAGTTGACAAAGGCTTTTATCCGCTACACTTACGAATGGATGCCCGGCTTTAGCGATTCGGATGCGGTCACAAGTCGACCATTTTGCAGAAAAATGATGGAAATGTCACAGACAAAAACATGGTCACGCTCGGACATTGAAAGCATTTCCGCTCGCGTGGGTTATTCTGTCTGGGAAAGACGCGGCGGCTGGTACACAAATCCATCAACTGACAAGCCACGCGAATACTGCCGCCATCGTTGGGTGTCTAAACTATACAAAGAAAAATGAGCAAAAACATTCTATTCATAACGGAACAGACTTTCAAAGAAAGGACTGGAGCGTCAAATAACATTGACAGCAAACAACTATTCCCAATGATTAAAGTCGCTGGGGATATTCACATTCAGCCAGCTTTGGGTTCACGTTTGTATAAGCGTCTGCAAGACGGCATCGAGGGGGACAACCTTACGCCTGATGAAGAGACGCTGATAAACGACTACGTCACGGACGCGCTCATTTGGTACACAATGTCGATGCTTCCGATGGTGATGGGTTACCAACTTTTCAGCAAGGGGTTTTTGCAAAAGACGGCTGAAGAATCGAACACACCTTCGCGCGGTGATTTAGAAATGCTTGAGGATAAATACAAAGGCATGGCTGAATTCTACAAGACGCGAATGATTAAATACCTTCAGGAAAACTACACACTCTACTTCGAGTACTTCAATACTGGTAGCGGCTTCGATGTTATTTTCCCAGAAGAGAAAGGATACACTTGTCCAATCTACTTAGGGGACCGTTCAGCGGAACCACGCTACCCGAACTACTCCAATTCAACGAGTGGCTATTCTGCACCGAATTACACGACTTACACGGCTACTGCTGGGCAAACTACATTCACAATTGAGGTTCTGGTAGGTAGAACAGTATTGCTTGCGGTTCGTTCAGGACTTGTGAAGAACATCACAACCAGTACAACGGCTGATACGGAATTCCTTCAGATTAACGGCGGCGTGATTAGACTGCCGACTGGGGACGTGACCTTCGCTGGAGAAAAATTTATTTTCCAATACAGATAAATATGTCGAAAGGCTACAAAAAAGAGTACGTCGATAAAGTAAAAGCAAAGTTCAATGACCTACAATCAGGTAGTAAAAAAGATTCAAACGCTGCTGGAAAGCCATCCAATGCTAAAGACGGTGCGGTTCACAACGCCGACCGAATGGCTCGGATATGAGGAGCAACCAGTTTTCCCAGTAGCTAACTTCTTTATTTCGACTGGTCAGTTGAATCGGGGAAGTGACTTTTTTTATCAGCTGGAAATGTGGTTTCTGGACAAGTCAGGCGTGGAAGGGGAATTTGAGCAAGAGGTAATTTCCGACCAGCATTCCATCGCTAACGATATTATTTTAGCTTTGCGTCGTGACATGACCATCAGCATCGACGACAATATCACGTGGACGGCTTTATCTGAAAAGTTCGAAGACTATCTTTCGGGCGTGACTTTATCTTTCAACCTTCAAACTAACGGCGAATTTTCAAACTGCGATTTTCCTATATGAAAAAACTAATCACTTTACTTTTTGTCTTGTTCTGTTACGCTGGCTTCGGTCAGGTCTATCAACTGATGCCGCAATACGGCTACCAAGCAAACCGATTCCGGTTCGATTCTACGCTTCAGATTCCTACCGTGTGCGGTGTGCCTACATTGAAAAGTAACGTCACTAAATTGGGCGCGATTGCGTTTGATTCGTGTAACAACAGATTTTATACATACAACCCGAAGACGGCTACATGGTCACAAGTTTCTGGTGGTGGTTCGACTGATACGACTTCACTTTCTGCACGTATTGACGCTCGCGTAAAATATACAGATACGGCTTCTATGCTTACGCCTTATTTCAAGCGTTCACTATCTGCAAACGACACAATCAAGACGAATGGTCGGGTGCTTGAGATGAACGCAACACGATTAACAAAAAGCACTACGTTGAAGGTCGACACGGTAGGAATAACAATGGACATGACTTCAGGGTCGAATACTTCTGATTTCGTTTTGTGGAATGGCTACACGCTTTTATCCCAGCAGTTTGGAACAAACATAAATCAAATTGAGATGCAACCGGGTCTCGGAGTTAACATTGCAAGTTACAACGCATCCACCATAGACGGATTCAACACTACTGCTGGAGTCGGTGCGTTCTGGTATGTTGATGCATCCGACACCATCGGGATTCTACCCAGAACAAATGGAACATCTGGTCAGGTATTGAAACTTCAAAACGGAGCGCAAATGGTGTGGGCAAATGATGAAACAGGTTCAGTAGATACTACTTCGCTTTCAAATCGAATAAATCTGAAGGTGGATTCCGTGAAGCGTCGTTCGGATTCTGTTTTCGCTTATCGGAATGGTACTGAAATTTATCAGTTCAAAGATTCAGTCGGTACAAATCCACCGCCTAACGGCTACTATGGTGCATTTCAAGATAATACAACACAAACCGCTGCATCTATTAATACAGCTTATCCTGTAAAGTTCAATACAACAGATTTAACGAATGGAGTAACAATATCTAATAATACTAGAATAAAAATTGCAAATGCTGGAATTTATAATATTCAATTTTCTTTGCAATTAGAAAAAACGGGTGGCAGTGGGAATATGATTACAGACATTTGGCTAAGAAAAAATGGGGTTAATATAGACGGCACAACAGGTAAAGTAGTATTAACAGGTAGTGCAAATGCTTCTCCTATTGTAGCCGCTTGGAATTATCTAATATCGGTAAGTAGTGGGGATTCTATTGAATTGATGTGGTCAACAAATAATACAAATGTTGAAATAGTAGCAGCCGGTCCTACTTCACCACATCCATCTATCCCTTCATCTATTTTAACCGTTACTCAACAAAGCGGTATAATGGCAGGAACAGGAATCAGTCCGCTTGATACGGCGAATATGCTCGCGCCTTATTTACGTGAAACAGATACCGCTTCGCTTTCAAGTCGAATCAATAGCAAGCTAACAATTTCGGACACGTCAACGCTTCAAAGAAAACAATTACCAGCCTATTCATTCATTGCCAACGGAACGAACGCAGCAGCTAACGGAACAGCTACATATTTCAAAGATACTTCTGGAACTTACACTGGTACAATAACTTGGACTGGAACGACTGCACCAAGTGGAACTACAAACCATTCTTATAGATGGACAAGGGTCGGAAAGTGTGTTACCTTAAACGTGAACCTTGTGTACGCTACCAACGGCGGTGCGCTTACGGCGGTGGTTTTTGATTTGCCTTCAGACGCTCCCACACCAGCAGAACCGGCTGGATTGACTGGTGCTTCGCAAAATATGTACCCAGTTCTGGTATGGAATACGAACGCATCAAATGCGCTTGTAGCAAATTCAGCGCGTGGATTCCTTCGGAATAATTCTGGGAATAATGCTTACGAGTTTGTAGTAAATATGACAACAAGTGCTGTTAACGCTGCTTACATAACCTTAAATTATTGGACTGACTAATGCCACACATTCGCCAAAAAATCGACTTAACCGCGCGCGGTCAAATTGCTTACACCGTTGTCAACACCGAAGGCTGGACGCTTCCACTTGAACAGCATCCGTCAATCGTTGAACATCCAGAACTTTTTGAAATAAGCGAAGACGCTATTCCTGAAAACTTTCAAATCTTGAACTACCAATGATTGAGAATCAGCAAATAAAGGGAATCACAATCGGGACACTTAAGTCTATCCTTATTTCAACGGTGGTAATTTGTTCCACGATTATCGGAATTTATTACTCACTGGTTGCAAAAATTGACAAGATTGCCCAGTCGACGGAATCGAGTAATAAACTGACGGAACTTCGACTTTCGTACCTTGAGCAGAAAATCAACGCTTTAGAAATCCAAATCAACCAAATCAAAACAAAATGAGTACATTCCTGAATCTGAACATCGAAGACCTTGCGAAGGGTTTAATTCTGACCGTCCTGACGAGCGTCGTGACCATTGTTTACAATACGGTTTCCGCTGGTTCTTTGACCTTTGACTGGCAAGCAATCGGATTGACTGCTTTGACTTCCGGACTCGCCTACCTGATGAAGAACTTGCTAACCAATAGCAAAGGCGAATTTCTCGGCAAGGAGAAATAAAAAAGGAGCGAATAGAAATCCGCTCCGCCCTAATCCATAAAAACAATGAGACCACGAAGATATGAAAATTTACTATTTAGCCATATTTTTTTTGGTCGCTTGTAATGGAACCAGACAAGCGGAAAGGCAAGTCCGTCGCGCCTATGTCAAACACCCCGAAATAATCGCGAAAAGTTGCAGTCAATGGTTTCCTTTTACGGAGACCATTGTCGTTGATAGCCACGACGTCAATAGATTCGATTCTGGGCGTTTGTTTATTCTATCGGGCATTGATACTATATACCGCTACATAACCGACACAATCGTCTTAAATAAGCTCACGCGCACAAGGGAATACGTTGAACGGCTCAAACCAGTTGAGCGGACCATTTATGTAAGGGATTCGGCGACTATTTATGTCAATCAAGTCAAAGCGGATAAAGCCACTAAGCAAAACGATTCTTTGAAGTGGTGGCTTATCGGAGTGCTTTGCTTGCTGGTAATAATTTTATTACTTCAAATCCTTAAAAAATGAAACCAAGTCAAAAGGCGGTCGACCTGATTAAGCAGTTCGAAGGGTTCAGCGCGAATGCTTACCTGTGTCCGGCGAATGTGCCTACCATCGGATATGGTTCTACCGCTTGGGGCAATGGGCAAAAGGTGAAGATGGGTGAAATAGTTAGCATGACAACTGCTGAAAAGTTGCTGCTTGTTGACCTTGAAAAGCGGGCGAAGTTTCTGCAAGGGTTGAACGTCAATCAAAACCAGTTTGACGCGCTGACATCCTTCGTCTACAATTTAGGCGTCGGAGCGTTGAAGGCTTCGACTTTGTTCAGGAAGGTTCAGCAAGACCCGAACGACCCGACTATTCGTGCAGAATTCATGAAATGGAATAAGGCTCGCGTGGGTGGTAAGTTGATTGAGTTGAAAGGATTAACCCGGCGAAGGGATGCCGAAGCTAATTTGTATTATGCGGAAATCTGATATTGCAAGGGAATTCAGGAACAGGTTTCCTGATATGCCAAGCATTAAACTGGCGCGGCTTATTTACGATGAGCATAAATTGTTTTTCACTAATGTGGAAGATGCTCGAAGTTCGGTCCGGTATATTGAAGGGAAGCAAGGTGTAAAGAACAGAAAAAAAGTAATCAACACATCAACATACATGGAAAATCCAAGACCGTACAATCCTTACAACTTGCCAGAATCAGATGAGGACAAGTACATTCCATTCGTATTTCCGCATCACAAAAAAATCGGAATCCTTTCAGACATCCACCTTCCCTACCACAATCTGGAAGCATTAACGGAAGCCATCACGGCTATGAAACGCGAAAGCGTGGACGCGGTGCTTTTGAATGGTGACACTATCGACTGCCATAGCTTGAGCAGATTCATGAAAGACCCTAAGAAACGTGACTTTAAATTTGAGATTGACACGCTGAAGGCGTTCTTCGAAAAGCTGGACGAAATCCTGAAGTGCAAAATTTACTTTAAGATTGGAAACCACGAAGCGCGCTACGAACATTTCCTGATGCAGAAAGCGCATGAACTCAAAGGCATTGAGGATTTCGAATTCACGAACATAATCAAGGCGCGTGAAAAAGGAATCGAGGTTATCGAATCGAACCGATACATGAAAATGAACGGCTTGAATGGCATTCATGGGCATGAGTATTTCGGCATTACCAGTCCGGTCAACATTGCGCGTGGACTTTACATGAAGGGGAAAACATCAGCCTTTCAAGGTCACAACCACCAGACCAGCGAACACACGGAAACGGACATGAATGGGAACATCACAACGACTTGGAGCATCGGCTGCCTATCGGAACTTCATCCGTCCTATATGCCCTTAAACAAATGGAATCACGGCTACGCATGGGTGGAACTGGATGAGAACGGAACCGACTACAAATTCCACAACAAACGAATCTACAAAGGCAAAACACTATGAGCGAACAAAAAGAAATTCCTGAAGAAATACAAGGTGAAATTGTTTTCACAACGACTGCGGAATACATTCAAGGCGCATCGGTTGCACTTGCTACGGTCAGCGAACTTGACCCTATGATTATGAATAAGGCTGATGAATTGAGGGTGAAAAGAATAAAGCGCAAAGCGATAAAAATCATCGACATTTGTATTTCGGAGATGTACGACGAACTATTCGAAACGGACGAAGACGAGTAAAAATATCGGTTTTTGTGTTTTTGTGTACCCCTGACGTTTCTACGTTAGGGGTTTCTTTTTCAATCAGTTAGATATTGCAAAAATAAATTTTCAAAAAAAGTTTCAAAAATATTTGGACGTCTCGTGAATATGTGTGTATATTTGTGGAAACAAAACAAAAAACACATGACACTATCAGCATCAAAATCAGTCTGCGGTCAGGAACTCGACATCGTTGTCGACTACGACCCGAAGGAACGCGAAGTCTTAGACGTTCTCGAAATCTGCATCAACAAGGTAGACGTATCGCCAACGCTTCTACACTTTGGAATGGAAGACGCAATCCTTGATTGCATCGACTGGCACGAAATTTATCACGACCAACTTAACCAA